GAGGGCATTCTGGATCGGGAGATCGCCGAGATTTTGACCTCGTTGGGATCGTAAATGTGGGCAATGGAACTGTCGGAATTTAGAGCGTGGCTCGAATTGCAGCCCGCTAGTCGTGAGTTCTCTGCGGGAGTCGTAGACTCGTGTCCTCTCGCGTGTTATCTGCATGACTCGGGATATCCTACTGCGTATGTTCGCCCGTTCCAATACTTCCTCAGTAAAGGAACGCTCGGAATACCGCTACCACCCTGGGCGGCTTACGTCGTCTTTCGAGTAGACGGTGCTGGTCTACGCACACTTACAGTACCCCAAGTGCAAGAGATCGTTGATTCGATAAATCCGAGGATAGGGGATCGGTAAGTGACACCTGTTGTATGGAACATAATGCAGACCAACTTGAAAAAGAAGCTCGATGAGATCGATGCGGGCATACGACAATGGCACGCATACGATCCGTCCACGCACGTTAAGTTCTCGGATTTCGAGCTGTACGAACTTCGTGGACGTGTGTCGGAACTGTGGTTGGCATTCTGCGATCTTCAACCCGAAGACAATTCGGCAGCAAGTTATCTCTACGGACGTGCTCAGGCTCTAATGCGTCTGACTGTTGAAGCACGAAGAAGGAGGGGGTATGCACGAAACAGTCGAAACGACAACGCGCTTGCCACGAGTTCTGCGCGATAAGCTTCGTGAAACTGCCGCAGAATACCATCTCAGTCTGAATCAGACGATAGGTGCTCTGCTAGCCGGGTTCTACGAGCTTGACGCCGAATGCGTCGTTGGAACCACTAGACGTAATTTCCATGGTGATCTAAACGCTAGACAACAAGCAAAAGAACAATCAATGAGGATGAGCATCATGTTGAGAAAAGTAGCCGCGCGTGCCGCTCGCCACTAAGTTAGTTCTACGTCCGTATCAAGTTGAAGGCGTAGAGTATCTAAAGGAACAGCGGCGCGCGCTCCTTTTCGATCAGGCTGGGCTGGGTAAAACCGTTCAAGCAATTCGAGCTGCACAGCCGCCGGTACTTGTATTCTGTCCTACCTACTTGCAACAACAGTGGGCAGATCAAGTGCCGGATGCTGCACTCGTAGTCGGTACGCGTGCTGTTCGACAGCGTACTCTCAACGCTTCACATCCGTGGTACATCTGTAACATCGAGATGCTGCGTGGTGAATTCGATCTCCCAGCGGTGAACACCATCATCATTGATGAGGCCCATCGACTGCGTGGACGTAAGTCTGCAATAGCGAAAGCAGCTGTTAAACTTAAGACTGAGAATCTGTTTCTGCTCACCGCGAGTCCCATATACAATATGGCAGACGATCTGTATTCGCTTTTCCATATCCTGCACCCAAAGAAATTCTCATCGTACTGGAAGTTCATACAACGGTATTGCACCACCGTCCGAACGCCGTTTGGATTACAGGTTACGGGCGGTCGCTATGCTTCTGTGGCGCAGCTGCTTCGTAAGAACGCGTTGGGTAGGAAATATGACGATGTACATATGAAGCTACCGCCTACAATCGAGCGTGAGTATTCCGTCGAGATGCAGTCCTGGGGTGAGTACAAGCGATTGCGCGAGGAATTCAGATACTTCGATACTCCGGTGCAAAGCCTTATGGAACAGATGCACAAGCTTCGTTATCTGACTGCGATGAGCAAAGTATTGCATCTACAAACGATGGCAGAGGATATGCCCGATGCGCTGGTGTTCTCGGCCTACCGGACCGTCACTGAGGCCGCAGCCCATGCCCTGGGCTACCGGACCGTCATGGGTGACATGGCGCGGGAGATTGGCACGGCTGGGGGTGTCTGTGCTACACTGGACGCCCTGGGCGAGGGGATCGACGCCAGCCGCTTTGATCACGTGGTGTTTCTAGATCATCCATGGGAGCCTGGGAAGTATTACCAAGCTCTTTCACGAGTAGTAAGATCGACACGAAGGGGAATTGTAAATGTGCATCATCTCGTAGTAGAACGATCTATCGACTCAACCATTTACTCAATGCTGAAACAACGCAACGGAAATATCAAACGAATTTTGATGGAGACTTTCAAGTGATTGTAACCGTCACAGAGATCGATACATTTCTACGCTGTCGTTTGAAGTGGGACTTATCCTCACACAATCGACAGTCACTTGCCTCGGCTCTCCCGAACGAACATCTCGGGCTGGGATTGATTATCCACGATGCAATGAATGCGTGGAGAAAAGACCCAACCGAGATGCTGGTGTCGCATTACAACGAACGGGTGTTGCATTTCCTGGAAGAAATCACGACGGTGTATCGTGAGCGTACCGACAAGGATGTAACTCACGAACAACTCTCTCCGCTTCTGGATGCAACAGCACTCGGCGAGGCGATGTGTCACAACTATCAGGCGTACTGGAAGCGTTCCACTCCCATCGGAACAAAGCTGCGTATGTCAGAGCAGCAGTATGTCATAGATATCCCTGGCACGCCTCATAAGGTCGAAGGTCGCATCGATGCGTTGGTGCAAGACCTGTCGGGGAATATCTGGATTCTGGATCACAAAACCTACGGACAGAAGAAAAGTAGGAATGTGATCGCACAGACACCACAGTTCATGATCTACGCGTGGATGCTTTCGCGTGTCCTGGAAAAGCCCGTAGGTGTGATCTACGATGGTATGTGGAAACGCGCCGAGGTTCCCAAAGGCAAGGATATCTCCGATCTGTTCAATCGTCTTGAGATCGGATATCCACCGGAGCAGATGGCCTGGGTGGAAACGTTCCTTCAAAGCGTCGTAACGGAAATGGCTTCCACACCTGCCATTCGTCCTACACGGACTTCCGATGGCTCCTGTGTGTGGGGGTGCAACTTCGATCAATTGTGTCTCCGAACGATTCAAGGATTGAATCCAGATCACGAAGGACTCTACAAATCCGAACGCAATTCCCATCTCATAACGGACCTGTAAGGAGAGAACATGAAACTCGATAATCGATGGATCAAAGATACGGGTACACTCGTATACGTCTATCGAGTAAAACACTTTGAGTCGATGGTGTGGAAATGGTTTCGGGAAGTTGGAGAAACCACTACCGAACTCGGAACGTTCCGAATGGGTTCGGAAGCTAATCTCCTACACTTCGAGCCAAGCAGCGGAATCACATTCGATACCTTCGACCTCGATGCAATTTCTCAAGCAAAGGTACACGTATTGACCAGCCAATTCTCCTCGGCAACTCCTCGATGAAATTCCGACGAGCGTCTGACGTTTCAGATCGATGGGGAACTACCATCGCTCTTTACGGCTCGCCGGGTGTGGGAAAGACCACTACGGCATGTGAACTGGCAGATTCCGCTGAGGCTCCAGTGCTGTATTGCGATGTGGAAGGTGGTGTTCGAGCTGTTACACATCGGACCGACATTCTGCTGCCCGAATACGACATTCGTACCTGGGCGCATGTCAAGCGAGTCCTTTCAGATGTACAGCGTACCACAATCAACGAAGTTCGTACCGTGGTGTGGGATAATCTCTCTGAGATCGAAAGTATCAATTTCCGGAGCCTTCTGCCTGATCCCGAGGCACAGATTTCCCCACAGATTTACGGTATAAGCCAGCGTCAGATGCTGAGCTTCATGCTGGAATGGAGAGAACTATCACGTAAAACGGGCATCAATGTCGTGTTTATCGCGTGGGATACCTTCCGAGGGGGTGATGACAATAGGAAGGTTGATAACGTAGCGTTACCCACACGACGCGACCTTTCACTCACATCTGGTCTAGCGAGGAAATTGCCCGGGCTTATCGATGCTGTCGGACTCATTCGCGCTGTAGGCACATCAGACCGCATGAGGGTGTTGACGTTTGTAAACACCGAAGGGACTGCCTGCAAGTTGCGAAGATCGCTCAGCGAGAAAGCTCGCACAATGCCTACGCAGATCAGATACAAGCAAGGGGACGTAGTTCTGGCCGACGTTCTTGCTGTGATGCGTGGTGATACCGAGTGGCCAACAGCTAAGTACAAGAAGGACGAATAACAATGGTTCGCATTACCCTGTCTGGCGTCAAAGACTCGCTCGATCCCGTCACACCGGGAGAGTACCCAATCACTCTGACGGAAGTGAACGAGGGTGTTTCGGAGAAGGGAAATCCGAAGATCGATCTCAAGTTCACGATCACCGAGGAAGCGGATGAGTTTGGAGGACGCTCCCTGTTCATGTCCGTTGGTGTGACGGATCAGTCGCTCTGGCGTGTGAAGCAGGTTCTTCGCGCGCTCGGCGCCGATGATTCGGTGCTGGAAGGCGATGACGTTGATCTCGGCGAGGCTTTTGGCGAACTGATCGGCATGGAAGCTCTCGGTAAGGTGCGTTCGGAAATGACGCCCGATGGCCGGAAGGTTTCTCGGCTGCATCAGATCACCGCGGTCTAAGGAATAGAGGGGGGTGGGTTTCCACCCCCTTCAATCCATGTATGACGTTAGAACAGTTCTTACGTCTGGTAGTAACCAGTCCATCTGGTTACTTCAATCTCTCCACACGAGCACCAGACCTCTCCTGGAAAGAACACTGGTTCAACTGGCCTAACGACATTCCCGATATCTTGAAGAAGGTGGACGCATTCAAAGGTACACATGATGTGTATTTCAGCGCTCATCTCTTTAAAGAACCATCAGCCTTGAAATCACTCGTTCTACCCACACGCACGATTCAAGCTGATCTCGATGCTGCAAACCTGAACGAGCTTATCATCCGCCCGACTACAGTCGTGGATACAAGTGAGGGCCGTCATCAGGCCTATTGGATCGTGGATAGCGATGTGGAGCCGGAAGCGCTAGAGACTCTTTCACGTCGTCTATCGTATTCGATTCCTCGTTGCGATATCACAGGCTGGCCGTTGGGCCATCGTGTGCGCGTTCCAACAACACGAAACTTCAAGTACGACGATGTGCAAGAAGTCGAAGTCAATCTCCAATGGACAGTGCCATCACGCGTCATTGAAACTGGATCGTTTGAAGTTCTTGCGTTCACCGGAGTCGAGAAGTTCGTTGACAAAATCTCTCTGGACTGGATCGATCTTCCTCACGTAGAGTATGAGATCGGTCCTGTCGAGCTGTTGACGAAGCTGCCGGGCGGACGTGCGCTGATACATCTTACAAAAACCATCGAAACAGATCGCAGCAAAGCGCTGTGGAAGCTGATGTGCGAGTGCTTCCGCTTGGGAATGTCCAAAGAAGATGTTTACTGGATTGCTCACAACAATCCAAATAACAAATTCAAGGACCGTCGTCAGGGAGTACGCGATCTCCGTAAGGATGTACTCAAAGCATTCAAACACATCGAACTGGAACAAGCATCAATACGATCAGCTATCCGTGCACTATCGGAAAGTGCCGCAACTGTTCTGACTCGACGCCAGAAGGTCACAGAGTTGATCCTCAACGATATGACCGAGAATGGCGCGTTCTATCACACGACAACAGGTGAAGGCTGGTATCTACAGAACGGCGGACGCATCATACGGGTATCCGCGCTGAGCGAATCGTTAGGTGTATTCCTATGTGCTCAGTACGGATTGAATCCCGTAGACGTGATGCATCGTCACGTCAAGTTCGAGCTACTGACACACATCAACACTTTACCCGCCGTAGCACAGCGCTCGCAGATCACTCACTACGATAAGAATTCGGAGCTGGTGTACATTCACACGGGCTTCAAGGAAATCTATCGAGTGGGTGCGAACGATGTGACAATGATCGACAACGGCTACAACAATCTGATCTTTCAACCACCTACCTCATTGGAGCCGTTCTTGATCAACACCGCTGATCCTATCGAGGATTGGGCCGAACGACTGTTTACTCTCGAAAACCTCTCGAACATCACAACGGAGGATGCGCGTGTATTACTAAAGACCTGGTTGCTGTTCTTCATTCTGAGATCGGAAGCTCATTCGCGCCCGGTTCTTGCGTTCTTTGGAGCGCAGGGTTCGGGCAAGACTACCACGATGCGTAAAATCTACGCACTGCTGTACGGCTCTAAGAAACGTCTTGGAGTCATCGGCAGAGAGGAAGATTTTATCGCACAGGCATCGAGCGATCCGTTCTACGTGTTAGATGGTGTTGATACATACATCTCGTGGTTCGCCGAGCGTCTATCGCATAGCGCCGGGGAGACTGAAATCTCTCGACGGACACTTTATACGGACACCGATACAACCGTCGTCCGTATGAGTGCAATGTTTGGAGTGACAGCCCATCAACCGAAGTTCTTGCGAGAAGATGTAGTGGACCGCCTGCTGATGTTTACCACTACACGGTTTGACGCACAGCGCCCGTTCCGGCCGGATTCCCTCATTATCCCCCCTGTGTTGGCAATGCGACCTCGATTGTGGGGTGGAATTGTCAAAGACCTACAGAAGATTTTGAGAACGCCTAAGCCTCGGGCCGACGAAGTTCCCATATTTCGCATACAGGACTATGCGTATATCGGTCTGTGGTGCGCGCGTGCTCTGGGATATGAGAGCGCATTCGACGCAGCAATAGCACGATTAAGAATGGCACAACGATCAGCCATTATGAACGAAGAACCACTGTTGATGGATGCATTAGCTGCTGTTGCCAAGAAGAACAAAGACACCTATGTCTCAACATCAGCTCTGCTATCGGAAATGCTAAGCAAGTCTACCGACCCGCAGCAGTTGCAACGCAAGTATCGTAGCAGCACTTCACTAGCCGTGAAGCTGCATACGATGATGGAAGCGTTGCAGACTGTTTTCGATATCTCCGTCAGACAGGAAATGACGGGAAAAGTTTGGAGGATCAGAGAACGTGCCAAGACGTAAGGATGCGTTGACGCTCTACATAGAGCCAGCCATCGCCAAGGCAATGCAACGCGCTGCCGAGGAAGATGAGGTTGAGCTGTTCGTGTGGATTCGCTCGCTAGTCATTGAGGAGTTAAAGCGTCGTGGAGCTATCAAGTATTCTGACCTTATTGCAGACCTGGTTAATGGTTCCAATGGCTACATTCGGGATTTGTTGGACCATAGTGACCCTCGACGGACCGCAGGACGTATTGAGGAAGCTGCGAGACAGTCTAAGTAGTACATGGTCCCCTTTCAATTGCGTCGTCTGCACAATGTTCTACGCGAGTCTCATCATAACAATGGCATACGGATTACCTTGGTATACACCGGGCTGGTATATCCTGGTTGCATTGTACCTTGACCGCAAGCTGTAATCCGTTATTCGCCGGTGAACTTGACTCAAAAGTCATGATCATCGGCTTACGTCCCGGAGCGCAAGAACGACGAGTAGGTAAGCCATTCGTCGGACAGTCGGGTGAGCTTCTAGCCTCTGTGCTAGAAGCTACCGGCTGGTCTATGGAAAAGACTTTCCGAACTAATCTATACTGTGATAGCAACACGAGCTTCTGTATCGCGCATACGCGTAGATTCATTGAAGCCGTAAATCCAAAGCTCATCATCGCAATGGGCGTAGACGTATGGAAAGCTCTGCTTCCTAACGTACACAATCCACTCAGCTCTCCGCTGTGGTCGGATGAGTACGGGTGCTACGTTCTCTGTACTTACAACATCGCTGCTATTTTACATCACTACAACGCATCACAATTAAACACAATCGTTCACGATCTAGCTTGTATCTCCAGAATTCTTGACTCCTCGTGGCCACCGCATATGCCACCACACGTCACAACACAGGGGGTACAAGAAGCGGAGCGTTTCCTCGCAAAACTCCCGAGGGATAAACCAGTAGCAATAGATGTAGAAACCACTAACCTGGATGTGGACTACATCGATCCTCTCCGAGATCGTCTGCTGTCTTACGCCATTAGTGACGGGGACAAAACTCTCGTCGTGACTGGCGATTTATTGACACAGCTAACGCTTCCTAAAGATATTCAGTGGACATGTTCTTACGGCGTGTTCGACGTGCAAGTGTTGGAGCATCTGGCGAATCAGAAGATCAACTTGTGCCACGATACCGTTCTTATGCACTATGTGCTCGATGAGTACAGACGCAGACACGATCTGAAACGTCTGTCTCGGCACTACCTGGGAGCGGGTTTCTACGAGAAGAATGTTGATCGTCGCCACCTGCAACAGAACGAAGCGACCTTCGAGTACAACGCCCGGGACGCGGTGAATACGGCTCGGATTGCAAACCTGTTACTTCCTCAGGTGAAAGCTGACGGGGTTGAGCGGGCGTATGAGCTGTTGATGCAGGCGGCTCCTGTGTACGCCGCGATGCAACACCGAGGGATTCCGATCAACTATGATGAGCTGATCCGAATCGCTAATCTCATCGGACCGGAAGAAGATCGGCTGAGCACTGTCCTGAAAGACAAGATCGGTCGATTGGGCTTCCAGGTTCCGACCACGTTTCGTAGCCCGCAACAGATGGCTCGCTTGCTGTATGACGATATGGACCTACCAGAAGGGGTCGATCCCAAGAAGCCCCGTGGGACTGGCAAGGATATCCTCAAGAAGCTACACGAGTCTGATACGACGGGCATTCTGCACGATCTAGAGGAATACCGTCAGGTATCGCACATCCGCTCGACTTACGTCGAAGGGATCATGCATCATACGGTGTTCAAGACCGGACGGGTACATCCTACCCCGTTCTTAACTGGCACAGAAACGGGGCGGCTCACATACACGAGTCCGGCGATGCAGACCATTCCTCGGGCGTATTCAGACGAATCGAAATGGCTGCCGATGATGCGCCACATCTTCGGATACGCCCCTGATAGCAATCGGTGTATCATCGAGTGCGATCTGGAACGAGCGGAAATCTGGACGGCATGGATGTACTCCCAGGACGCACAGATTCGAGCCGATCTAGCTGATGACTATCACACCGTCATCGCAATGGACGCGTTCAAAGTGCCGAGGAATCAGGTGACTAGTGCGATGCGCTCCAATGCCAAGCGCACGACGTTCGGTATTCTGTATGGGATTGGCGCGGCTAAACTGTCAGAACAAACGAGTGTGTCTCAGCCTGAGGCTATGCGATGGCTGACTCGATGGAAGCTTCGTAACAAGACGTTCGTAAAATGGGCTGCCGACTGGTGGAACAGCGCGCGCCAGACTGGTGAAGTGCAAACACTGTTCGGTAGGAAGCGGCGTTATCACATCGTGCTCGATGAGGGGATTAGAAATGAAATGGTAAACATGCCGATCCAATCCACGTCACACGACTTCGTAATGAGCGCCATCATTGCGATGGCTCCACGTCTAGCGCCGCTCGACGCTCACCCCATTCTAGACATTCACGATGCGGTGCTCGTAGACACGCCGGTGGAACATCGAGACAAAGTCGCTGCAATCGTAGCGGAAGAAATGAGCCGTCCTCGATTGCCAGGACTGCCGGGAATTCCGGCCGAAATAAAATGGGGGTATACGTGGGGAAGTATGAAACCGTTGTAGCCATCGATCCGGGGGCGGGCACATCTGGAATCGCCTTCCGGGCGGGGGAGCAAGGGGACTGTCTGGCCATCGGAGTGTTGCGGAATTTCCACGCTGTGCTAGACTTCGCTCGTCGGTTCGACTCGATAATCCTGGAACCATTCTCCACGGCAGGATGGTTGGATAAGTACAAGCTAGATACCATCCGATTGAGCGGTGCGTTGAGCCTGGCATTAGGAAAGGTGGTGTATGAGCAGACACCTACATCGCGACGACCTTACTTACTAACCGCCGCGAAATGGATCGAGGCACTCGATGGGTATGTGCGTCTAACGAAAGACCACGACCTCGATGCTACAGCACATTTAGTCAAGTGGGAGAGGGATCATGGCTACGATATACCAAGTGTTCGTTTACTCTCCATCAGGGACGAGAACGCACATCCTTTCCGATATCCGAGGAATTGAGATCACGCATAAGATCAACGATGTAGACGAGATCATCCTGCGTGTTCCAGCCCTGACGAGTACCCCTGTAGTAGATTCGATTGTCGAGATTTACCGCAGGCTGGATGGGTTGGAATGGTACAAGGAAGCTGTTGGATTTCTGCGTACATTCCAGGATGAGTTTACAGAAGGCGGGCGTCGTCTGGTAACTCTCTACTGTCGAGGATTGCTCGATCTCATTCACCGCAGGAGCATTCTGTACCCATCTGTGTCGGCGTACACGTTGAAATCAGGTCCGGGTGAAACCGTGATCCTGGAATACGTGAATGAGAACGCCGGTCCAGGTGCATCAGCTGCTACGCGAAAACGTGATGGGGTCACATACAACCTCACATTAGCGCCGGACAATGCACGCGGTACTACCTGGACTGGTGAGAAGGTATGGATAAACCTGCTCGATGCTATTCGTGATGTAGCATTGGGGAGTGGACTCATCTTTCGAGTTGTGCAGACTGGTAGCGCGGTCAATCAGTTCCTGTTCGAGGTTTACGAGTCTGAGGAACTGGACTTAGTCTTCTCGACTACGTATGGAAACATTGCAATGCCGGTGTACAGTATCCAGCGAGCTGATGAGAGCACGGTTGTAACTGTGCTTGGAGATGGTGAGGGAACTGCTCGACGCACTCTGACCGTGGAACATTCTTCCTCGCTGGATAGCCCCTGGAATGACATTGAATCGCTGACAGACGTACACGCCAAGGAAGCCACGCTGTCCGAGATGCAAACCAAAGCTGATGGGTATCTGAAAGGTTCCATCGCTGAGGAAGATTTCTCGTGCAAAGTGGTGCAGGTTCCTACCTTCCGATATGGAGAGGAATACCACTTCACGGACACTCTACTCGTTCAATTCCTGGGGCGTAGTTTCCAGCGTCGAATCAATCGAGTCTACTTGAACATCGATGCTGAGAACGCCGAGCGAATCGACATTGAACTGACACAGGTCGGGGAGGCAGGTTCATGAACTTGGAAGTAGTCCACGCGATTATGCAGCGTATTCGTGACCTTGAGAATCAAGAGCACACGACTCGCAACAAGTTTCTGCAAGCGGCTCAGTTGGGGAATGTCGGCATTG